TACAATTTGCTTATATTGCATAGCTTCTACAAATTCAGTATACATATTTTTGCGGTGAGGTAAAATTTCATCCACTGAGGTAATAATTTTACTCTTGTATATTTTTTCTTGTTCTTCGGTAGTTTGAGCTCTCTCTCGACCGTTGTTAGTTATAGTAAATACTTTTTGGTTTTGAATATTTTTAAAGACACTTGTATACCAATCGTAGTGTATTATTTCAGAGTTATATCCAGAATGATTAAAATCACCTAATCTAACCATAACTAAAGTTTTGTCTATTAAAGTACGGGGATAGTTAATTTTAAAATACCCTTTAATTACTGATGCATAAGAGTTTAGTAAATCTGCATCCTGAAAGTAACCGCTTATAACATAATCATAGTCAGGATCTAGATCAAATAATTTAGATCCATTCGCTAATCTATATTGATGATAGTACTCATCAGTAATAGTATAAGTACCTTTTTTTGTTTCACTCTCTATATAAGGCGTTAGTGCGGTGCATTCCAATTCTAGAGGGCCGTGTGTAATTAAATTTAATTTATTGTGCTCGGCTAGTAAGCGCGCGAACACATACTGAAACATACAGTTTCCAAATTGACCAGTATAATTAATATATATCATACAATAAGCTGTTTCCAATAATCAATATCAAGGAGGGGTATATCAAACATTTCTGGCTTATTAATATAGTCCTTACTCTTTTCCTTTAAAAATGGTATTGTCACTTCTTCCCAACTATTGACGAACAATATAGGTAGATGTTTAAATTGCGAAAAACTTTCGTGATATTTTACTATAGGAACGGCGCGGAGGTATAGCGCTTCCCATATCCTATGACAATCTATGCCGTTACCTGGTGGTGAGATTACAAACATACTTTTTGATAAAATGCGCCAATAATTTTCAACTGAAGTGTTACTAGACATATGTATGCCGTTACTATTAGTAATTGTATTACATACATACCGCTCACCGTAATTTGTATTAATGTCAAAATTTTTATAAACTAATAGCTCTTTGCGATTTTTTTCCTTCTTAATCGCGGCTATTAACTCTTGATTACCGTGAGGCCATTGACTGTTAGCTAGACCTATTGGGATAGATATCAGTTTCGGATGCGAAGTCTCTCTATTTTGACAGTACCACTTTGCAATATTATCGCCTTCAAGATACTTTAAATACTTATCATGTATACCAAAGTCGGAATTATGAGTTATAAGAGTTACACCGTGCAAATGATCAAAAAATTTATCAAAAAAAGCATCTACAAAATGTGTATAGACATAAATCCGTTTATACCTTTTAATGTCTTCTGTAGTTACCTCTGATATGTTTAATAAATTTTGCGGTCTTGCTTTTATTTGATTAGCAATAAGATCTGTCATTTCTGAATACAGTCCTATCTCAGCAATAGACTGAAGCGTTTCACCTGAAATCATTATCTTATATATTAAATAACACCTCTTTTGCAACATTACATCCATGAACTGGACCACATATGACAGCAAATTGTTTCATCTTCTATATAGTTTTTATAATCCGTACCTCTACTCTTCGACCTATCAAAATTAGGCAGGGGGTAGAAGAAGGAATTTGGTAGTACGCATATATCTTTATTGTTTGATATATGCTTGAAAACCTTACGTGTCAAGAAAAACGGACCCGTTGAATCCATTAATTTCATAGCATCATTATATACTAACTGTCTATCTAACTTCAGCAGATCCTCTATTAGGTTATTACCTGGACTACTTCCCATAAGACCGTTAAATAAAGATGGGCGGTCATCATACGATACCCCGCAAAAAAAGTCTAGGTCAAGAAGTTCATCAAACTGCTTTAATAAAATAAAATCCGTATCCATATAAACACCGCCCATTTCGTGGAGAATACTATATCTTAACAAATCAGATTTTTGACCGTAATTCGGTGTCTGCTCATACAGATCACGGTTATAAAAATTCTTTAAATTACTAATATTATCTTCGGTCCATAAAATATGCGTCCAGCCGCCCGCAAGGTTAGATTTAACCTGATTAATCATAGCACATTCCGCATCTGGCATATTACCACCGAGCCAGATTTGATGAACTATTTTAGGTATTTTTAATTCGCTAGCTGGTCGTTTGCGTATTACATTATATTGATCTATTACAATATTCCACGCCTCAGCATCTGTTTTTTTATTCATATAATCATATGAATATTTCATAGAGTCGTTAAACGATGGCCAGTGTTGCTTATTCATATTACTGCCAGTCTATTATAGTAATATTTTTACTGTTAAGTTGCTCGATTAACTCAGCTTTCCTGTTACTATCTACATTAGTGTGTATGTGAAACTCACAGTATATTTTATTGAAAGAATAGCTGTTAGCGATAATCTCACTCAATACATCGTATTCAACTCCTTCTGCATCGAGCTTTAATATAGTTTTTTCAGGCACTATATTAAATTCATTAAGTATATCCGTAATTGTCACACTTTGAATTTTGTATGTATTAAAATTATTAACATACATATTACACCTTGCGAGACTGGTTTCAAAATACTCTTTACTCATAATCGTTGCAGCTATATCAGCAACAACATCCCCACGTGTAATGAGTTCTACATCACCTTTTTGCTTTGAAACAGCTTTTTTAACAAGCGTTGAGTTCGAGACATAGGCTAATTTTTCTTCGATAGTATTCCAGCATTCAGGGTTCGGTTCGAAAAATATTTTACGTATAGCATCGCTATCAATACTTTCAAACTTCTTTAAGTGTTCGTAACCACCTAAAACATTGCACCCGATATCCAGTAGTGTTGTTATCATAAGATAATATACTTATAGTTATCATACTTTAAGGATAAATCCATATCATCAACACCGGGTTCTGTATACCACCAACCTTTACTAGTACCTTTAACAGAAAGCGGTACATAAACATTTTCTGCATCACTTAAAAAGGCAGCCCACCACGAAAATGTAGATTGTGACATAATAATATTACTCGCGTTTCTTATATATAAAAAGTCCTCGAATATACTACTACTTAGGATATCAGCGTTATACTTTCGTGAAATACTTTCAATATCGTTATCTATATGCGGTGTAACGATTGTCAGCTTCGCGTAATCGATATTAACAGTATCTAACAATTTATAGTAATTCTCTAACCCTAAATACACTCCAATATCCCTGTAATCCCCGTTTCTAACATATAGCACTGTATTGCTATGTGATTTTTCTGGTGTATTCGCTTCACTAAAGAATTCTTTTAATTCTGTTCTGTAATTAGCATAATATTCTTGTCTTTGCGCGAACGAGTTAACAATTATATCACCATTATGATTGCATATATCATCCAAATTAACATATTGATCACCGTAACTACGGGTATATTTCGGATTGTGTATGTCTACCACTTTATGATTGCGCACTGTATTACCGAAAAACTTAATCGGTAGTGTGACGAGCTCTCGACCTGTTTTAATAGAAATTATATACGCAAGAGCATTTATAAACATTTTGTTTCCTAGACCTGAACCAGGTATATCACACGCGATTACCCTACTCATAAGTTAGAAACAATATATGATTTATAATTTTCGTGCTTAAAACTATCATATGCCTTTAAGCAATTTTCACGTTTTGCATCCTCATCTGGTATACTAGATAAAATATCTTGTAGTTGCTGATAGTCCATATTAGATAGAGAAGATTCACTTAACTGTATAATTGTGTTTTCCCAATCCCATTTTGGTAGTTTATAATTATCCGAGAATAAAACAGGTATAGCTCCAGCCGCCAAGCTTTCCCAGAACCGAACCGAGTTAGGGTTAGATCCTCTAGGACATAATGAGAACCTACTCCTCGACAAGACATCTCTATAATGCTTTTCATGTTCATTTTGAGTCTTTTCTTTTTCAGAAAAGAACTCCGGGGTAATATGATATGAATCTCTAAAAATAATATATTCGTTATGAATTCGTGATTTTATGACATTCCTACACTCGTGTGTCACAGATCCTATGAACGAGACTAATATATCCTTTTTTTCGTTATTGAAATTAAATGTGTTGATATATGGCATAGGTATTATTTCAATACCGTCAATAACATCATAGTCATATGCAGCGCATGCAAACACCTTTGTAATGTTTAAGTGTTTAAAATAATCACTTAGAAGCATATAGCTATCATGTTGACACACTGTAAAATTATCGCGTTGTTCGATACATTCCTTACTTAACTGCTTTAAGTAAAAGTCGCGATGCTGCCGACCCGGAAAATTCAACCAATGACTGTTTAGAATTTGAGTCCATGGTATAGCAACATAATTTAAGTCATCTGAATGCTTTAGTTGCTTATAGCATTCATACTCAACCGGAAACCGCTCATACTTAAATATGTCGGTAAAAAACTCATACGTCATATACCCCTATATTTTATGCTGAGATACGCTGTAAATCCAGCAGGCGAGATAAACTCTTCATAAATTTTTCTATTCATCTGTTGTTTTTCGATGTATAAGTCTGAACTAAGCGCCTGCCAATAATTGCATATAGCGTCGTTAATTTCGTCAACATTATTAATTATCACTCCAACCGTAGACCAATCTATAACATCGCTACACGGTAGTTCAATATCTGTATTAACTATTATAGGTATTCTACCTAACGACAAGCACTCATATAGCCTATAAGAAAAATTCCCTGCGCCTCTACAACATAGTACAAAGTCAACACTTTGCATATGATGAATATATTCCATTCTAATCTGCCGATCGTGTATTTTACCTCCCCAAAAATTATCTCTAATAACAAAGTTAGTGTCGATACTTTTGTTCTGCTCAAGCTTTTGTATTACCTGCTTTCTCGATCCATCTGTTATAGCGCCACAAAATCCTACAACAGGCTTACCATAATTTCTATAATTGACTTTAACTATATCGTTAAAGTCTTGGCTCCATGCAGGCATGCTATACTCATTAACCTTTCGTTTACTGGATAATATAGACGTTCTATAAACTTCAACATTACTAGGTAAGCATGTCGGTGTAGAGTTATCATCGTTGTAGAAACATACTAGCTTTTTACCTGACTGCTCTGAGATATCGATATATTTTTTAATACCTTGGTCGAGCTTAAAAGGGTATAATATTATATCACAATCATCAATGTGTTCAACATATTGAACCATTTTAGATATCTTAGCGATCCACTGCGAGCAGTTTATAAAGTCTTTGTTTTCGTTTAAGATTGACTCATTGAAAAACGGTAGCAATAAAAACTGCTCTGATACAAAATTAGAATAACTAAGATCACTTCTATCAAACCAGACCTTCATTATGACGTATCATTTCAAGTAACTTAATTTTATTCTCTACACCAACCACATAATTAGCATGATGTAGTACCACTTCTCTAGGTGGAACGATATTAGTAACATTGTCCCATACATATGTGCCGTTACTATTCTCAAAAAAATTACCGACGGTAAAAAACTGCTTTTTGTCAAGTAGTTTAAACTTTACTAAATGAGATAGCTCATTTAGCGCAACTTGATCGTTAACCATAGATCTAAATTGATTTTTTATACTCTGAAACAATAATTTTGTCTGATCACTAGACTTACAGCCGAAAAATCCCGCACACAAACTCCCACGATCCTCCTGACAGACTATATCATAACCCTCGAGCTCGTCACGAACAATATGTATAAATGGCTTTAAGAACTGAATATCGCAATCTGCAAAAATAAACTCATCTGTCTCATCCAAAGCTCTTAAAATCACATCGAGCTTTATATCCATCGCGTCAAGCCAGCCTTGAGACATAAACTGTCCGCCAACTGTTGTCTGCCTGTGATACGCAGCTCTAATTACAACCTCTTCTTTTGAATACAACTTACGAAGAGATGCACGAAAATAATTTTCATACATCTCTTTATGAGAATCACTATAATGCGTATATATGATCATAGTTCTAGAGTCGTCCCAGTCGTATCAACTACTGACCAGTCTGGAGTTTGCTGTAGATACTTACTGAGTAATTTAACATCCTTTACACGTTCATCGACTAAATCAAACCACAGTTTATCACTTATCTTGTTTACATCTGCCACTGCCATACGCCTTGCAGTCTCATCATGCACATTTTTACCGAGCACCCAGTGTCTATGCTCGATCATAATGTCACCTCTATATACCAGTCTCCCGAATGCGCTAAACACTTGATGCAGCCACTGATCGACCCAATTTATCTTAAACTCCTCGCGCATAAATCTACCGAGAACTTCTGCATACTTTCTATGACAAAACAAATTTACAGCTAATTTAGCGCCATGACAATCATCATTGCAGTGTACTGCTTTAATGTTATCTGTTTGCATACTCTCAAATTCCTGTATTATTTTGAGATCCCAGTCTTTCGTTTTAAAAACCATGTCATCACCTATCATAGATATAATCTCTTCTGAGGACTGCTCTGTAAGTATATTCCACAGCTTACCTAAGCCTAGAAACTGACCATTATTCTCTATCTCAATAATCTGCAGTGACGGTATAGCGCTTGCTACTTTTTTAATTGTTTGTAGTGTTGGATCATCTTTATCTACACCATAGTATATTTTAACGTTGTTAATATCGCTAACTGTTGTGAGAATAGAAAACAACAGTGTTAATCTATTATTCATCCGTTCGCGTGTTGGTACGAGTATTGCAATTTTCATAATATATTTTCGAATAGCTAGGAGTGTTATAAATCACCGCCGTGCTTATATGGTAGTTTAAACATAAGTACTTGCTCTTGTGTTAGTAATCTCTTAACACCTTGATATTTGATAGGTGCATCACCCCAACGCTTTATGTAGATATTACCGGTATCATCAATCTTTTTATAGAAATCTTGGTATACCTTCGATTTAAACCACTTAAAATCTACTAGCTCAAAATGTGTCTGATACATTCCATTATAACGTATGTCATCTCTATTTTCGTTAAAATAATTGTTACAGAAATCATGCAAACCATCTACTACATAGTCCATATCAGTATCCTCACCTACGCTAGCATAGATACTTTTCGTATCCTGCATTACTTTAAATATATCATCCTCTACTGTATCTGTAAAATATGAGTCGCAGTCTATCCGCAGTAAATAATTTACATTATCAAAAAAACTATCTCTAAATATTTCACCTGAAAAATATCGGCACATGTGCCGATAGCCTAAGGAAAAGAACGCATTTTCATCCCAGTGACCTTTAAATTTTACAGGAATCTGATCCGCTATATGTTCCGGGTAAGGCGGTATAGTAAACTCAATTTTATGAAAGTAGTGCTTAGTTGATATATGTTGTTTGATTTCAGCTATTGTATCTTGACTTAGGCCTTCGTGTCCGAAGACGACAGTATACGGATACTTACATAGAAAGTTTTTACTAAGACAATCTAAACTATCGTATAAACGCTTTAGATGAATAGGGTTATTGTTGACGAGATAAAATATGCAGCAGTTTGGTACCATCTTATTTTTTTGTGTTGAGTTGTTTAATTGTTTGTATGACTTGTTCTTTAGAAACATACGGTGGCTCGTTAGGATAATGTCCGTGTTTCTGTTTATAAATCTCCCTACCACCATATACATTCTTTTCCCACTGCTCTGTTTTATTTGCGATAGAAGAGTTATCTATCGCGCCAGGAGCTTCGGTTAGATATTTGTGACTGTCGTATATGTCTGCAAACCACCAAAATGGCGGGTGATAACCCGCTTTTATAATACAATATGTATGGTCTACATGTTCCCATGCATTATAATAATTTTCATCGATCAAGCCAACTTCTTCTAAGACTTTGCGAGTAAAGAAGCTAAACATTGCAACAGTATGTTCGAATAATGAGACTTTTACATCGTTACCGTAATCTATAACAAGTCGTGGATTAGGTTCGGAGTGTTGATCTAATAAGTGCCTGTTATGTAAATCGAACTGTATATTTTGCTTACGGTTAAAAGGTGAACCCGGGCCATAATTGAAATGTTGTATACCACTTACCTTGCTTGCTTTAATATATTTTTCAAAGATAGTATCATCTAGTATGATCATATCATCCTCGATAATAAAAATATAGTCGCACCCTTTATCAAGAAGGTGTTGCATAGCTCTATTTTTAGACTTACCAACACCGAGATTAGTTTCATTGTTGATTACATAATAATTCCAGCCTGTAATCTCCAAAGGACCTCCATCATTAATAATAACTAACTCAATGTCGTTACGATAAGATATAGACTCTAACAAATTAACTAAGTAATCTTTACGATTACATGTAATAATACCTACACCAATCTTTTCTTTTTTTTCGTTCATACAATAACGCAATTACTTGATACCAAACTTATTCCACAGCTCTTTCTCATCCTTTTCTTGCTGTAGTGCTGCTGACTGTTGTTTAACGAGTGCCTCTAGTTCATCTAGCTTTTCTGGTGCAAATATTGAACTCTCTTCACTATAAAATCCTCCATCAGCAGTTACATACTCTGCGATTGTATCTATTCTACCCTGAATACTAGTCGGTAGCTCGATAAGAGCGGGTGAGTCGTCTACAGGGAAAAAGATATCTGCATCATAATTCTGTCTGTACTGTTCATACAGCGCGCCGAAAATATTGTCAATTTCTGAAATGTATTCCTTGTTTGTATCTCTTACTCCATCATCTTCAATTGGAATAGATGGATCATATCTTAACAAAAAGATAAAATCAAGATGTCTCATAGACTCTTTTGTAATTGCGATACACTTATCTACAAACTGTTTATCGAAACCTTCAATACCTTTTCCAAAAGCCCACAGTGTATACGCAAGATTATCTAACGGACATCTGTCATAGATTACCATTGAATCCTTGTCAGATTTTTGCATTTCATCAACCATAAAGTTGAGAATAGCCCACTGTGTCTCTGTGTTAGTCTCTGATGAATGCAGAAGATTATTTTCTACGATAACATCACGGTAAGTCTTCTCTGAAGTCGTGTACTTGTCCCAGACAGCTAGAAAGTTCTTTAAAAGTGTGGTTTTGCCGCAATTCGCGGTACCGGAAATAGCAATTCTCATATATATAATATATACACCGTATTATATATTTTTCAAGAACGCAGACCACTCTTCTTTAAAAGAATCAAAAATCATTCCGTTTTTAGGCTTGTATGGCTTGTATGTTAGCTTCAAACCAGCTTCAGCAAGAGTTTGACTACCCTTTCTCGAATTGAGCTTCCGATCACAAGTTACAAGATTCTCCCATGTATCTACACCACCTTTACTTTTCGGTATTACATGGTCAATACTGAGCTCATCCTTCGATAGCTTCTTACCTGTATATACACATGTAAAATTATCTCGTTTATAGATGTTCGATTTTGTAGGAAACTGAACCTTATTGTAAGTAATTTTATCGTAGTTAGCACATATAACTACAGGGGGTATACGAACAGGACCTCTCGTAGTTTGAAGATACTCGTCATAAGATCTAATCGGTAACTTAATCCATTCATCTGCACCTTTTACTGCTGCAAAGTATTCAATATTCTCGAACAGAATATCACCTTGTTCATCAGTTTCATAACTGACGTCTAAGGGCACTACCGATCCAGAGAAAATGTTGCCGAAGGTTTTTTCAATTCCTTCGACACCAATAGGAAAGTAGAACTTATTGAGTACTAAAATTTTATGATTTTTCACAACTCATTATAAGATAGTTCCTTATTTCTGCTGAAGTCTATATAGTAAGTGGTTAAACTCACCTTCGATTTCATCTGCAATATTCTTAAGATCGCCAGAATTTCCTGCTACTTCGTAGACATGTTCCATAACTTCTTTCATAAGTGTCGCATATCTCTTGAGCATTTCATCTTTGTAAGGCTCAAAAGTAGCTCTATACACAGATCCTGCATTACTCGTCAAAGCTGGAATGCCTTGTCGACCATATACAAGTTCAACGAATTTATCAAACAACCCATCGAGGGCCTCATACGCATCTCTAAGAGCCGTATGTTCAGCGTGTGATTTAGTTTGCCAATGATCAGTTTTAATCTGATTAAGTGTACCTAGTAGTATTGTTAGTTTCATATTATTAAACTTTTAAAGCCTTGTCGTAAACTAGCAAGTGCAATCTCGGACTAAATTTGACGTGCATCGCTTTAGCATACTCAGCTACTGCTGGTGCTACTTCAATATGCTCTTGTCGTGAGCCACAGCAAGGCATAAACCAGATTCTATCGAGAGGTATATTAATACCTTCAGCATCGTTAACATACTTACGCCAGATCTCATCGATATCTTCAGATCTAGAGATAACAAACTTAAATCCAGATCCATTAGCTACATGCCATTTAAGTACTTCTGGTTTATAAGTCTTCTCTTCTGGGTCACCATTTGTAGTTAGCTTTGGTGAAGTTGTAAACGTAGCACCTATCTCTATCCACTCTTTACTAGGCATAATCGTCGCATTAGTCTCAAAGTCAATAATAGGTAAAAAGTTATAACGCTCTTGAAAGGCACGGATAAACTTTAATAGCTGCTTCTGGCTAACCAGAGGCTCACCACCAGTAAGCTTAAGAATAGCGCCACTACGAAGATGCTCTATATAATTATTATCTTCATACAATTTGAAGATCTCTGTAAAAGACATTTTATTCTTAACAGACCATGAGATAAACGAATCACATCCATTAGGTGAGTCTTCTGAAGCAAATCCAATACAAGTAAGATTACACATTGAAAGTCTCATGAATACAGAAGGATAACCAACATACGCCCCTTCCCCTTCAATCGTGAAAAATACTAAGTCATCGCTTAGAAATAGCGTCTCCTTATCGCAATCAATCATACTCTTATAATAAGATCAATTGTTTAATTTTCAACTATATTATTTCTTCCACGCAACTCTTTTTGAGCTTTTTTTCTTGTACATCTTACCCTTTATTTTTTTACACTGAGCTTTCGTAGGTCTACAAGCAGGATACGAGCCTTTAGATGTATCCTCACGGCCACACGGACCTCCAGTTTTGCAGTTAACCCAGCCTTTAAACTTCTTTCCCTTCTTATCTACATGAGGCTTGAACCAATCTCTAAGGTTCTCAAGTAGTATCCTTTGCGACATTTGTTCCATTACCCTATCTTACCTCCTCTTCTTACGCAGCGTTGTACATATCCGGATGCATATGCACTAGGCCATACCTCGTATTTAGCCTTCGCTTTTGCCTGGCATTTTGACCTTAGCTTGCTCTTTTTCTTAGGTTTAGCTTTTTCGAGAATAATATTAACTAGTTCATCAAAGCTAAGTTCTTCATTAACAACATCTTTTACTGGCTGTATAAAAGTCTCTTCGTCATCAGCATTAGCATATAATGCTTTGATATATTTTTCAGCCTTGTCAACTGTATCAGAACACCCTACCTTCTTACCAGTATCCTTTCTATAAACACATTTACCTTTTCGTACGTATGGCACAGTATTATTTATGTTTTTGACTAAATAATAATACAACAATATGGCTACTAAAACAGCGCGTAAGCGCAAGTCGTCGGTGGTAGATACAGAGATTGAAGAATCTCTACAGGTAAACTGGTCTCTATCAAGCTTCAAGGTAAAAAAGCCGTTTCATTTTAATGAAAAGCATAAGGCAGTCTATGACTGCATTAAGCGAGACGACACAAATATGGTGCTTGTCGACGGGCCTGCCGGTAGTGCTAAAAGTTACTTAGGAGTACTTGGTGCTCTTGAATTACTTCAAGAACGTAAGATAAAAAATATTATCTACATTAGATCAGTTGTTGAATCTGCTTCGAGATCTATCGGCGCTCTTCCTGGTGAAGTAGATGATAAATTTATGCCGTATGCAATGCCGCTCATCGAGAAGGTACAAGAAATTACAGATACTACCACCTGTTCATACCTACACTCTCTCGGTGTACTTAAGGCTATACCAGTTAACTTTGTCAGAGGTTTAACATTTAACGATGCTATTGTAATAGTTGATGAGATACAAAATTTGACGATGAGCGAAATTACAACCATTCTTACCCGTTTCGGTAAGAATACAAAATACGTCTTGTGCGGTGACTCGTTCCAGGCAGATATCGGAAAAGTAACATGTATCTCACGTATTATCGATGCATTTGATACGCAGCAATCTGCTGATATGAATATTCATTGCTTTAGATTCGGTGAGTCTGAAATTGTACGTAGCAAGATCTTGAAATATATTGTTAAAGTACTTCAGAAGGTTAATCCTCATTAAACAAAAAAAAAAAAACGCGCATAACTTAAGTTATGCGCGTTTTTTATATTATACTTTATATTATCCCCAAGTAGTACCTGCAAACCAGTTTCCTTTACCAGGTGTTACATTAGACCCTACATTTGCACCGACCTTAACTTGTGCTTGTGGTTGAGAGTAGTTAACTGAGATTGCCTGAGCAGGCATTACAGCCGCTTCGCTAGAATCTGCGGGCGTATAAAGAGCAGAATTATCTGCGTGTTCGAAGGCTTCAACCTTCTCGACCCAGCATCTACCACCAGTTAGAGTTGTGATATGCTCACTAGCAACACGATAAACTTCTTCAGCAACTCTTTCGATACCTACACCCTTCTCGAGAATACGAAGCTGAATAATACCACGACTATCAAGCTCTTTAAACATCTCAAGTTCAGGATCATCAGCAGCTACGCATGTAGTATGGTCAAAGATATGCTGTAGTTTACCCTTAAGCTCTTTCAAGCCGCCAAAATCAACAACCCAGTTTTTCTCGTCTAGCTCAGCTCCACCGAACCATAACTTTGCGATAAGCTGATAGCCATGAAGAAACTGACAGTGACTATGAGTTGCACGCCATTGTCTAAATGCACAAGACCCGAGTTCAATTACCTTTGTTGATTGATAGTTCATATAGAAGATTATAACTACTTTCTATCAATTGCAACTGAGTTTGTTTATTCTTTTCTAGTAGGACTTTAGAACGCATGTATTGCGCTGTTTTAGTTAGATTTTTATCACCTGCAGATATGTCGCTCGCAATATTATTTTTTAAGTTGCCACCATCATAACTTTTTATATTTTTTGCATTATAGTCTGTATTGCTTGTCAAAACAGTAATAACATCGTCTAGTTTAAATGATTTTAAAGCGTTGACATCAGTAATAATATCATTCCATGTTTTTGCGTCTATTTTATTAGGCGCTTGTCTCTTACCAGTCTCAACTACATTACCTGAACTATCCTGTATAACCTCAACACCATAGTTACCACTTAAGCCCTTTTTATCTCTCGATAATATAGCAGTAAAATCCTCCAACGCTTCTTTACCACCGACTAGTTTACCCGTCGTAGGGTCCTTACTAACGCTTTTAATTAATCTTGCCTTAAATGGTATGGACACCCGATTGTCGTGCTTATCGTCGTTTGGAAGTTTTACCTCTTTACCTATTTGAACCGTTTTGTAGTCGAACGTCCTGAAGTAATCTGTTTTAAGCTTTTCTTTTAAAATTGCGGCAGGTTGCTGACTTGAAAATGCGTTTTTGAGGTTAGTTATAGGTGCGAGGTCTGCTGCAACCGCTTGACCTATTTTTGTCTGCTTTAGTGCTGCACCTATACCACGCATTACATCACCAAATGCTTCGTTAGCTAATTGTCTTTGAGACGCTTTTATCATAACTATATTTATGCCCGTTGATTTTTTTAATCATTAACATATAATCATTATATGGATGAATTTGACGATACCTCTGATATTGGTGAACCAGTAAAGCTTCCGCAGGCTAATGATAACAAGCCTCGTACAGAAGAAGAGAAACAGTATATTATTAAACGTGCAGCGAAGGCTTATGAAAATTATCTAGATGCTCTTGGATTTGATTGGAGACAGGATCCTAACTCTGCTAATACACCAATGCGTGTAGCAAAAGCATTCGTCAACGATATTGCATCAGGATGCTATAACTCACCTCCATCTATCACAGCTTTTCCATCTGATGGATACGACGGTATTATTGCTCAGTGTAATATTCCTGTTAAATCTCTCTGCAGTCATCACCATCTTGCATTTACTGGTGTTGCTCATGTTGCGTATATTCCTTCAAAAGACGGTAAAGTTATCGGTCTTAGTAAGTTGAATCGTATCGTAGAGTTCTACGCAAGACGTCCGCAAATCCAAGAGTCAATGACTTTACAAATCCATTCCGCAATTAACCAAGTTTGCGAAGGTAATCAAGGTGTTGCTGTTGTTGTAAAGGCTCAACATACATGTGCTTGTCATAGAGGTGTCAGGCACGAAGGTTGTTATATGGTTACTAGTAAGCTATCCGGCGACTTTATGGACGATGAGAAAACTCGTAGCGAATTCTACAAGTTTATCGATATGGCTAGTTAATATTCTACTTCGATGTTATCAGTGCTAATATTCTTAGCATTAACATCAATAAGAGCATCTAACCGCTTAATAAAATCACGACCAATGAGTACTTTGTATTCATTGGTCTCTCTATTTCCGACGCTAAAAGCCACATTATCAAAAGTCTGACCTGCAAACTTTACTCTAAATGTAACTACAGGTCGTTGCTCAATATTACCACTACCAATATTAATATTGATCATATCTACAACGTCTTTAATAATCCTCTTACCGCCAACTGTGGTGAAGAGCACCTTATCACCTTGTCTAGTAATGTCGGTGCCGTGTATAACAGGATGTGCTGAATTACCACTATCCACCTTCGCAGGTATTTTACCGATGCCGTATATATCAATCACTTCAATGAGACCGATTACAGTTGCTTCGTAAAACTTTTTAAATGTATTCTTAGGTATCTTCATAACCAGTACTAAACATCATTGTGTGTTCGTCATCATGTGTTGCGTCTCCATGATCGCACTTATACTTATAGTAATCAAGCACACCACTTACATAATCCGCTGCTTTTGCTAGCTTAATAAGGGCCCATCCATCAAGATCTTGATACATATCTAAAATCTCTAGCAGCTCTGGTGTTACCTCTTGAATTTTACGAAGTTGATTCAAAGCCATTTCTATATCTGAAGCTTCACACTCACTATTATGCTCTACTTCATTATCACTAGTAAATTCTAGAGCATCTGCAGGTACATTTGTTGTAACTATAACAGGTGTAGTCGATTCATAAACTGTACTATAGGCCTTGGCTATTTCGTTAAGGGTATATCGCATACTACTATTTATGCTATACCTAGTATACTCTTAATCAGATCTCGATCTGTTTCTTTAAGCTGATCCGGTACAAAGTAGTTGACAGCGTTAGGATCACCAGCCATAATTAATTCACGAGTTTTTGTACCGCTGATGCCGTCACCTTGAATCTCTATCTCTTTTATTACTACATGAGGATATTTTTCCTTATTCTTAATAAAAGAGTTATACCTTGATTTATCGTCATCTTTACTCCCGACACCTACAAGAATATTAGAATTGGGGGTTTCAATAGCGAAATCGTATGTTGACTTAACAGGTGTAATAGGGCTACTCACGATATCAACAGGCTTGTTGATATACGATTTATATATATTCCATATTTGGTTTGACATCTCTTGTGATATATTATCACGTGGCGATTTACCTATAAATACCACAGCCCTATCAGCATTTTCTAGCATTCTAAGTAATACTTGAAAATGTCCTTTTGTTGGAGGCTTAAATCCTCCAGGCAAGACAGCTACAGTCTCGGCATTAGAGTTTACTTGTTCATAGTATAGTTTAAAATTTATCATATTCTTCCTTTATTTTTATGAAAAGCGGGGTTAATGACTTTAAAGAGTATAGAGTTGTTACCACTCTTAATCTTAAATACAAGTCCCTCATAATCACCTAGCTTGCCTCTAAGCCTGTTCAGTACTTGAAATATTTTATCTTGCATACGCTTTTGATACGGTAACAATACACGAGTAAGGTATGTACGCATTTCTTTCTTAGCAGTCGTATCTTCTCTTTTACGTGAAGGGTTATTAAGTATCTCGACTAGATTTGGATATCTAGTTTCAATAGTATTGATCTCTTGCTGTACCGCGTGAAGTTCTGGAGATAAATCTATAGGTGCAAAGGCATCGTAGTCTAGTGATAAAAACTTAACATCTTGATTAGACAAATTTATCAAACTTTGTCTAATATCAACATCTATACCACCTTCAAGCGGATTGCCGTTAATGTCTGTAATAGAAATTATAGGAAATGTTGACCATACTCCTAATTTATCCTTTTCATAATTTGTAGCAACAAAATATACTAGATTAGACTCATTGTCTCTAGGTAAAGCAAATGGCGAGTAGAGCCACTCTGCCTGTACCCTAATACCATCTAAGTTGTTATCTTTTTTATACCTTAAAAGTGTTTGATACACTAACTTTTTTATAGTGTTAAACGAACTTTCAAATGCATTTTTTGTCGGTTCATGCTTAATTTTACCTTCAAAGTTACCATCATATACAGGACCTGAGTAACTACCTTGTAAGAAAAACTTATTATCTGGTGTTACTCCGAAACGTACAGCCATACCATCTGCCTTTTCTGACAAGGTCGTATTGCCTGCCTCGATAACACCGCCATTCCCTTCTAGAACATCTATAAATGTCTTAAAATTTTCGTAGCTCATTGAATACATATCAGGCTTGTATTCTGAATATAAGTGTTGTACTCCTACTCTATTACCTTCACCTGTCGTGCTCTCTGATATTGTCCCTAGAGTTGCAATATCACGACCATTCCTCAAGATTGTCTGTCTTGCACTATCTAGTATATTGAGAGTTATGTTCGAGTCGCCATATTTTTTCGTAAGGAAAGACATTATAGATTTAATATCACGTAGATCCTTCTCTCTGGCCTTGTCGCTACCTAGTAATATGCGTGCAATTCTATCTGGGTCTCTATCTTCGACAATTGTGCCAGTTGACCTATCTTTTAGTCCTTGCGAACTAATTGACATGTTTACACTTTTTGCGAGATTAGATAGAACTACAGCTCTATCTGCGCCATTAAATGGTGCTTGTTCATCGTTTGCTAGAATAAATTTAGCATAACGTAAATCATCAATAAGCATAAAGTCAGTTTGAACATACTCACCATCTCTTCCTATAATAGGAGCTCTAAAGTGTACACTAATACCTGTTTTTGATACATAATCTTTAGGATTAAGATTTCTCTCCTCACACCACTTAACTAGCTTTGATTCAATTTGCTCTTTTGACATCTTTGTCACAGGTATAGCAATATCAAGATCACCTGAAGATTCTCTTTTGCCGGTACTACCGAGTAGATTATTACTTAAATTCATTCCGATAATATCAGAAAGAAAAGTAACTGTAGGTGCAATATTTGCGAGAGGTATGCGCTGTGTTGGTGTGTTCTTAAACACATTACCGCCCTCTGTAGCTAGTACATAATAATTTTTAAATGTTAGCATTTTATCTATTTAGTTTAAATCTCCAAGAATATTTTTAAGCAAGTTATCCTCACTATCCGTCTTTACAACACTTGCTTTTGCAGCTTTCATTTCACCTTTACTTCCCTGTCTGACAAGATTAATTTGGTTAGGTATAATTTGGCCGGAAGCATTTCGAATATCAAAACTATAAACACCGCTACTTGTTTCTATTACTACAGAAACATGTTTTCTTGACTTAGCATCGTTTTCATAGTATGGGTATTTAACCTTTACAGCTTCAATATCTCCAATAAATTTCCTTAGTTGATCAGGCGTCTTTAAGTCTGCAACCTCAAAATTTTTAGCGTTCTTCTGTTTGACGTAAATATATCCATAGTCAAACGCTGACATTAAGAATTTTTCCAAGAGGTTAATATCCGCACGATCTGTCGTATCTACTGCCTCTTGTAATCTATCAGGCGACTTCACCTTATTAAAGTAATCAGTCAGACCCCTCTCAATAAGAGATATATTAGCACCTGCAGCTTTAAAGAGCTTTTTACCTATACTATCTCTTTCTTTATTAACAAATTCTACTTTACCGTCTTCAACTTCAAACATGCCTGTAGCACCACCATTTGATACTGTTTTACCATTTTTATCTTTAAGAGAAATATAATACGGTACACCATCAGAGTCAATCAAGGTAACATCAGCAATTTCATTTCCTCTATCATTAGCGCCTTGGTCTGTCAACGGGCGCTTGACAGCTCTATTAAAAGATGTTCCTTTATCCACATCGATAAATTCTATGCCGAGTGCTTCCTCTATCTCTTCAAGAATAGAGGGCTTTTCAATCTCTTCTTCAGTCTCCAACTTTTCGAAATACTCAATAAGGGATTTCATTACATCCTGTTCAAATGATTGCCCTTTGTTAGCTCCGCCTCCTAAAGTGATTATAAACTCTTTTTCTTTATTTGTCTTACTAGCTACAACATACGAATCAAACTTACTCGATGGCGAGTCAGGACCAGGTCCAATCTTATCAACAACGACAAGATTAATATCGTTTAAAGTATCAAGAAACCGTTTTGTAAATTCTTCTTTATCCTGTACCTTTGATACTGGTTGTAGTCTAATAGCTCCGCGCTTGTCTGCGCCTGCCTTTAACTCAGGGTTACTATCAATAATTGCCTGCTTAACATCTGTTTTTGAATTATACTCACGGATAGTATGCAGACGTAACGAAACTTTTTGTTTATCAACTTGCTCGGAATAAATTTGCTGTAATTTTCTATTCATATATTAATCTACTTCACTAAGTGGTGTATCTAAATCAACTAAATCATCCTCAACTTCTGTATCTTTAAGCGATTGATTAAGTGTTTTAGCTATAAAGGTTTCAATCTTTGTAGGATCTACATCGGCAAACTCATCCACCACAGGCTTGAGCATCATTAACTCTTCATCTGTAGGGGTGTGAGCCAGCGCTTTAAGAATCAACTCCTTATATAGAGGGAAAATCTCCTCGAGAGAGAGGGCTGATTCAGCCTCAGGTTGCTGCACAGGTTGTGGAGCTGCTCCTTGATCTGCTTGAGCAGCATCTTCAGCTTGAGGCTCTGTAGCATCAGCTGATTGTTCTATTAAAACCAATAGTTTATTAATAAGATTAAGAGTCTTCGATTCCGTTTTTAATCCTTGTCCTCCACTCTTTAGATCTCTGCAAAGACTATTATCCATACAAATAATATTTGTAATTTCCTCTACAATTTTAGCAATAGGAACATTTACAGATTTTGCAATTCTTGTAATATCATTAGATACTCTTGCTTGAACATCCTTTCCAAAAAGTGCTGGATTAAAAATAAACGCATGAGTTAGTACTTTAATCATATACTTTTGATTTTCATCAAGCGTGTTATCATCAACGGGCGGCGCTGGCTGCTCCGTTGCAGCTGGATCCATACCAGCTGTAGGTTCTTGCTCGTTTAATACCTGAAAATATCTCTCAAAGAGTCTGTCCGTCTTCTTCATTATATATTAATAACTTTTTTGTTTTGACTTAAATGATGTTATAGCATTTTTAAGTCTATTTGTTACTGCTGTAAACTCATTTACAGCCTGTCTATCAACAACGTCCTTTTGTTTAACCACACGTTGAGCGTCTCTGTTGATAGGAGCAAATTTACCATTAACAGGTGGTTCTGTTGCTAGATCTTTAACATTACGATTAATAATTGATGATGGGTCCTCACTATCTTCCTCTCCTTCAACTACCGATAGTTTTAGAGTTTTGCCTCCTACATCCACCATAATATGTTCACCATTTGACGATACCTCAACACTATCAATTAAGTTAAATAGCTCAGCTAATTGCTGTATCATCTCCTGCTTACTACCACTATCAACTGGCACTGCTTGCTCTAATAATTTGAGAAATTTACTCATAAAGGTATTTATTTCAACAGCGCGAGTTTATTAGTACTATCTGCAAGTAAAGATTGCTCGACATACTTAAGGTTATGCGTCTTTGCAAAATCCTTTAATTTTTTTATAAAATTTTTAGGCTTATTAACACTGTTTATTTTTAATATTTTAAAAACCTTACTAACATACTGTAAATGTACTGTATCTACATTTCTTTTTTTAAAAAAGAAAGTAATCTGATCGTTAATAGTAGTCTTTTTTGCATCAACATAACACACAATGAAATTGTGGTAAAACAAGCTCTCTACATCCTTTAATGAAAGATCGTAACGTAAGCCTAGTATGTCACACTGATAGTATGTTTGAGCTAATGACTCTTCGATAATTTTATGAAGATCAATAACTTTACATTGTTGTGGGTCTGTGTTTTGGTCTAGATACACGTATGTTTATAATACCATTATAATACAGTTCGTTAAAAAGCACTTCTTTTTCTATCTGCATTTTTATTTCACTGTATGCTAGATCAAATTTTGACTCGCACCACTTTAATATTTCAAATGTAAAACTATCTTTACCGTGTAACTTAATATCTTCATTAAGCTCTCTACATGAAGACGTATATTCCTTCCAATCAGTCTCCTTTTCCTCGTGCCGCTTGTTCTTTTTACCCTTAAGAGGCTTTCTCTTTAACGTTGTTAAGCATTGCTTTTTACCAATATACTTTTTACCGTTAGCATTATTTGTTATCAAGTATATAAACCCATATGGCTTAACAATTTCTTGATTGTTTTCTAAGGAAAGTATCCAGTGTCCAAAATTTTCTTGCATTGACAGTTGATTTTATTTTTTTAAGTGTAAATAAATCTGAGGATTAAATGATAAAGATATAATCATTAAATTATTTTCTTTTAACTCTTTTACGTTTTTTGTTGTTAACTTTACCTTTTCTAGAGTATACACCTAATAACTTTGGTATTCTCGCATCACCTCGAGCATAAAAATCTGATCCAGATATACTATCATTTGAACCAGGAGATCCACCTAAAGCGTCAGATACTGTTATATCTTCATAAAACTGTTTAAATGTTTTTCGATCTTCCATTATAACTTTATTTATGCAGTGAAATTAACAATACCACATTATAGTTGATTTATTAGCAAACATGTTTATAATAATTATGTGGATTTAATAAAAAGATATAAGGATGAAATAGGTCAAGACCTTATTATTAATGATTTTAACATTAAAGAGGTACAACTACGATTACCGTCACGTAAGCATTTCTGGGCAGCTCGACTAATTGATGCTAAAATTGAATTATATTCACTGCAAAAAGCTAAGAAAAACCTAAAGAAACAGTTAGTTAAGCGTATTCAAGAAACGTCTCCTGTTAAATTAACACCTCAGTCTGCAGAATTTGCTGTAGAATCTTCAAATGAAATTAGTTCAATGAACG